CCGTATCCCTGAACATTTGCTGTTGCTGTACTTGTCCAATATATTCCGGTACGGCTGCACTGGTTGGCGTCAGTTGCGTAACCGTTGTTTAGAAATACTTGATCGCCCCAGGCAATCTTGTTGTTTAAACTGTTGTTTAGCGCAGTGATGTCGGCGGTGTTCTTACTAATGTTGCTTGTGTTTGTACTGATTGCTTCGCTATTGCTTACTATTTTATCGTTTAAAGTCTTGGAAGCATCACTGACCGCAGTAGCAATCGCATTATCCATTGTTGATTTTGAAACAACCGCACTCGTGTCAATGTTAACGGTAAGCGTATCTGAATTGCTGATTGCGTGAACAAGATACAGCGCAAATATGAAATCCGGAGATGAAGCTTTTGTTGGGATATTGATCCCTGTCTGTGAATCCTGGTGAAGCGCGATCAGCGTACGGGGGCCATCGTCAATATGCCCCCACAAACCAATCTCATGTGCAACATATTCGGTGCTTTCAGCAGGGCTGACCTGTACCTTGAATTTAGTCCCTCCATCAACAGCATCTGCACTGACTATCGCAGCCGTAGCCTCCTCATGCGCTAATGCAGTAGCTACTCGCATATTTATATCGTCGACATAGCCGCTGCCTACACTTGCTCCATCGATTGTGAGTGTATGACCGTTAGCTGTCCATTGAGAGAGGATCTGCTGCCCCGCGTTTGTGATAACTCCTTTCCAGCTCATCATTCTCCTCCTTTAAAAGGTTTCACTGTTTACTACAATTTCAATCCCTGCTGTTGCGGCCCCGGTCTTTATCTGAGAGATAGAATCTTCAGAATTGAAGAAGATATTGTCTAATATAGATCGGGAATTCTTTAATCCTTTTATCGCCTTTAATGCCCATTTGTTTTGTTCATCTGACCATTGACCGGTCACAGTGACATTGAAATGGAATGGATCGCCTCCATATTCCCACCATTCTTTTACTTCGGCTGAATCAAAGGCGACTTTTAAATATCTGATTATTGCATCCGGAGTTCCATAACACGCATAATTCTTGATTGCATCTGCTATCCAGTTACGCTTCAAATCAATTTCTGCGCCGTAGTCATAGAGAATGTTATATTCCCATGCGAGTTCATCAAGTCTCCATTCCGGCATGTCTTCGACTTCGGTGAACTGATCAACGCTCTGGGATATTGTGGTATTCAGGTATTGCATTGCCGCTTCAATGGCTTTAGCAACTGCGAAGCCATTTTTGTCATCAAGAATGAACTTCGGAACCCATTTAGATATATCAAATTCGAACATCGTCTCTTCCTCACGTCATGGAATGGAGCGTTACTGTTCCTTTACATCTTTCATTCGGCTTGATTTCCGTATAAGCAATCGTATTTGTACCGTTATACGTACTGCTGCTACCCCACTTCACGCGAGTACATCCCGCCTGATACATGGATGCCATAAGCAGATCAGGATTAAAAGGACGACCGATCACGCTATCCTGCCATTTCTGATATGTGCTTACAGCATCATTGACAGCCGACACAATCTCGCTTGAATTATCACATGCATATTGCACATCAATTGCGTAAGGAATTGCAGTAGCTTCCTTTACCGAAACCTTATCTGTCAAAGGTCTTGTGTCTTTGGCGGAAAGCTTTTCCAATACGGAATTGATGACAGCTGCTTTTCCAGTATCGCTAGCAAAAATGAGATACACCCATACTTCGCCTTCTGGAATGTCGGTCATATCAGTATGGCCAAGCGCTTCAGCATCTACAATGTCGCTGCTTACAGTTTTGGCCATAGCCTCATACTGTCCTTTGGGACCTGATGTAAGAGCTATAAGACCATGGAGCCTGATCCGCTCCCTGTAAGTATCATCGTCTTCTTCCTCATTTCCTCCGGAAGCATCTGTTGCAGAAACAATGCTGCTTATATATTTTTCGTAATCGCTTTTTGAAAGTGATAATGCAGTCCCGACAGTTAAACCATTTCCTGTGATACCGTCCTCTGTGCATTCCACCTCAATTGTTGCAGTCAGCTGATTCCCGGTCAGCGCAATATCCTCTTTCGTTTGATAGAAGACTTGTCCATCGGCTGTCATTGTGGAACCTTCAGGAAGAGTGAATGCCTCCTTAGCCGTAATCGTAACTTGAGCTGTTGCCGGGCTGGCTGTGATCCGCTCACAGTTTCTTCGTTCTCCGATAAGATCAAGATATGGACCGACTGCATACCGCAATGTTTGCATCCTTAAAGCGTTGTCTACGCCAGCAAAGACCTGAACAATATCAGCCTGAACGCTTCTGAGGAGCATGTCCTTTTCATCGCCTGGATAGAGAATATCTCCGCCCGCTTCGACATAATTCAGCATCATGTCTTCCCATATTGCATCCGGATCGTATGTCAAGTAATGGATTTCTGTATTATCCATACATCAAACCTCCTCCGCGTCTTCGTCGATGTCTATATCAATAATGACTTTGATATACAAACCTCCTCCGTCTGGCAAAATCGTAGCTTCAGCATCCACAACCTCAACATCTGGTTCCCACATCATGACACGATCCAATTCAGGGATCAGTCGTGTTCTGAGTTCATTGACCGGAAGATCGTATACTCTGCTGTCAAGTCCTCGCAGTCTGTCATATGGAACCTCGCCCATATGACACATGAGAAGATTTTTCGCATTTTGAAGTGTACGTTTTACAATATTGTCCTCTTGAAAGTCTATAGGAGCCGCAATGTTATCGATCTGATATTGTGCCATAAGCAATCACTTCCCATTCCTTTCGATAGCTGCAGCTTTTGCTGAGTAATAACGTGCCTGACGTGCGCATCTTGCGGATTGGCCTACCATTTTCTTGATATAACTGGTGGCATTTGTTTTCTTTCCGGATTTGCTACTGACCGCTTTTGAGACTCCCGCAATAGTACTTGCGACGTTTCCTCCGCCGGATGAGCTTCCTCCCGATCCTCCGCCACCATAGCCGCCGCGGGGCGAGGATCTTTTTACAGATGATTTTTTGCTCTTCCCTTTTTTCTTTTTTCCGCCTGACGAACCACCACCACCACTGCTGCGCTTGAATGTGAGTGAAACGTCAGCTTTTCGCCATCCAACATTAGGCGCAATATCAACGTTTTTTACAGTCGCGTCAACAAGCATCAATTGACAAGGCAAAAGCTTTTTCCCGCAAATATAAAAATAGTCCGACTTCCCCGCATCAGCTTCTTCGATAAATGCCATTGCCTCACTTTTTACATCGCATCCGATAAACGCATTCATCGGAATCGTAAGCGTCACCTCTGTTGGATTTGCATTTTTCCTGGAAGCGTTCCCGGTGTTGCTATCGCTTTTAGTCTCAAGCGCTGAAGAACTTTTGATCTGAAGGCTGGTAAAGCTGTATATCTTGTCAGATGACACTGTAAATATATGACCTCCCCATTGTCCCTGCGCATTCCCAGCAACACCACTTAACGAGGATCCACTTTTCTTTTTGACTGATTTCTTTTTCTTTTTCAAGCGAGCTGATAAAGCGGCCCGTGTCTGCGTCCCGACAACACCATCAATACGGATACCGCAGGCTTTTTGAAACTTCCGAACAGCGGCATCTACTGCCGCTCCAAAGCTTCCGTTTATCGCGCCAGAATAATAACCAAGCTTCTTTAGATTTTTCTGAAGCGTTTTAACATCGCTCCCGCTGCTTCCCTTTTTTAATGTTCGTGCCATGTCTTACTCCTTCCATGGAGCTTCGTCCGGAGTGACTGCCTCTTCAGGATCATCTTCTGCCTCATCCTCGTCCGGAATATCTACAACGGGCAATTCAAGCAGCTCTCCGCCAACAAACATAGGCACAGTGCAGAACAACGGATTTGCTGCCATAAGCTCGCAGGCGTATTTCTCATCGCCGTATACTTCAAGCGCGACAGAATCAAATGTTTCACCGGCAGTGCACTGGTACTGTGTTTCGCTTAATGTCATGCGTACACCTCCACTTCATCCCGCATTTTGCGGTGTGCATACCACTTGTCAAGCCGCTCCTTGTCAGCGATCAGCGCCTGTTCTACGCCTGTAGCGTCATTCGCATGGATAACCGGACTGTATACAAGAGTCGTAGCAGTATTGGAAGGATTCGCATTGAATCCACCATAACGTGCCAGCAGATCACTCCATGTGAAGCCTGATGCTTTTCTGGCCGCATTCAACAGATCTGCTGTCCGCTCAGAGTGCTCCTCTGGGATCGCCCACTCAGGACCGGCTTCGCCAAAGATTGATGCTGTTGTTGCACGGCCACCATTCGCAAACAGCCGATGTCCGACAATGTTGACTCTAATCGTTGTTCCGTTATACGAATTGATTATTCGTGCAAGATCAGACGCATTGCCTGTTACCCTTTCAATAAGCGTCTTTCCGTCTTCGGACTGGACTGCCATCTGCAGATCAGTTGCATCACCATCAACATACTCCATCAGATTCTGGCCGTCTTCACCATCGATTGTCGCTGAAAGCTTTTGCACATCACCATCAACATCAACCTTTACACCTTGCTGCTGCAGCTGTTCAACAGCGCTTCCGCCGTCTGTCTTTGGCATAATGTTGACCGGAATAGCGGGCTGCTGTTCGATAGTACTCGTATCGATCTGCGGGTTCAGCTTCACAGTCGTCCCGTCTACCTGCGATTGGATATCCGCCGCAATATTCGCGGTATCAATCGTTGGCGCACTCTGCACAGACACATTGGGATTGACTGTAGGAAGCGGATTCGCCCAGTCATAGCTCAAATCGTATTGTGATTGAGCGGCATTCTGACTACTTGTATTATTCCCACTCTCATTTTGATGATACGTGCTATAGGTTGACTCCCAGTCCGATTTTCCGGAAAAGAGACCGTTACCATTATTCGTGTTCAGGTATCTGTCAGCGCCAGTTAAATGCGTATCTTTTCCGATTAAGTTCTTATATGCTTTTCCTGTGTTGGTGAAATTATCATTCAACTGCTGCATGGTATACAATGTCATCAGCCTGCTGGCTGACTCAGTATCCCCTGCTTCCTGTAAAGCCTTTATTGAACTTTGAATGGAATCATAACCACCAAGGTTTTTGATTTCATCTGCCATGTACTCACTGATCTGGGTCCGGATATTGTTATGTCCCAGATCAGCTTCCCCAGCATTTGCGTTCGTCCCATAAGTGGATTTGTACTGTTTATAAGCTGCATCTGTACTGAGTTCCCCGCTCATAACCTTTTGAGCAAGGGATTCCAAGCCTTTGTATGCGTCTCCCAGTTCACTTCCCCTTATGGCGGTATTGTAGAGATTCATCAGGCCGGTGTCGTAACCGGAAAGCTTTACTGCTCTGTCTTTCTCGTATTGCCTCCGAATTTCTTCTTTTTGACGTTCAGTTTTTGCTGAAGAAACTCCCTGTTTTTCGTTGTTGTATTCCAGCTGGGCGACCTGCGTATAATACTCATCATCGAGTTGTTCAGCAGCTTTGCTTCTCTGACCAGCAATTTCATCCGCGCCCTTTTGGACACTATCAAGCCCTAAATTCTGGTACTTATTAAGGGTTTTTAACAGATTGATCTGGCTCTGTTTTTCTGCTGCTCTTTGCGCACATTCAGCCACCACCCGGTTGTAGTCATCCATGTAGCTCTGGATTTTTTCCAGCTCTTCCTGATTGACTTTGCCATCTTCGAATGCGCTTGACATCGCATCGCGCAGATTTTGACTCGCCGTTTCGACTGCTGCGACTGAATCCTCATAGGACTTCCCGAAAGTTTTAGCTATCTCCTGGTAAGTGGAATTCCCTACTGCTTGCTCATCGCCGCCAAATAAATATGAAAAATAGCTTAGTGACTCAGCCGTACTATTCTGTACGCCAGTCATAACATTGGTGTACATCTCGGTTCCGAGAGACATAAGCTGCTTTTTATCTTCCGGAGTAAGTGTTGCCCCTGTAATGACAAACGTCGTAAGCTTACTCTTAAATGTCTGGCTGGCCTGCTCATATGCCGTAACGCTGTCATTAACCGCCTGCTTAAACTGGTTGACCGGCTCCATAGCAGAATCAAACTGCTGCGTAACCTCAGAAGCAAAACTGCTGATGGAAGACGTATCAAGCTCCATGTTGCCGAACTTGCTTTCGAAATCAGACTCACTCAGATTGCTTAACGCTGCGGCTGCCGCAAGTGCTACTGTTGCGCCTGCGCCGATTGCACTCGTAGGAGTGAACAGCATTCCGATCATACGCGCTGCACTGCCAGCTGCGAGAAGTGCCGGGCCTGATGCTGCGACAACTTCAAGTCCGCTTACAAGCGATCCGAATTTCCCGTCGTCCATCTCGGAAACTCTATCGACAATCCCGCCGACGCCTTCCATGACTTCTTCAAGCTGAGGCGCGAGCTGTTTTCCGACAAGCTGCTTCAAGCGCTCCATCTTACTCTTGAACGTCTCAATCTTGCCATTGAGCGTGTTCATCATGGTCTTAGCGGCATATTCGCCATATCCGTTTGCAGCGCCTTCCTTCATCTTGTCGTAGAGTCCTTCGTAATTTTCCGAAGCACTCCGGATAAGAGTTAGGGCTTCAGTGACCGTTCTTGTTGGGAATATGGACGACAGGATCCGCAGCGCGTCTTTGTTCTTGTCTATATTGTCAAAACCGCCTGCGATATTGCCAAGAGCAAGGTACAACTCGCGGTAAACATCCAGGATGCTTTTTAGATTCCCTTGCTCGTCATATGCGCTGAATCCGGCCTGTTCAAGTCTTGCATTCGCAGCGGCAAGCGCCTGATCGTTCATCAGTTCAGCCGCTTCATCACTTGTTGCTCCCAGCTCACCCATGGCTTTGGTGGCCTTCTTTGTCGGCGCAACAATACGAAGAATTGAGTTTCTGATCAGTGTACCTGCAGCTTCCCCGGTCTGCCCGGCATTAGCAGTAACGGCAATCAACGTCATCAACTCTTCCGGATCCGACGCAAACCGCATCGTACTGCCCATCTTCAGCATGGCATCGCCGAATTCCTCGACCGTACTGGCACTGCTGTTCGCAGCATATGTCCACAAGTCTATGAAATTCTTAAGGTTGTCGCCATCTTTATCGAATTCAATACCGAACGCATTCGCGGATTTAACAATGTAGTCAACTGCATCAGAGAGGTCAATGCTGCCAGCCTGAGCAAGCTCCATGGCGGCTGGAATACCTGTCATGATCTGGTTGAAATCCCAGCCCGCATGCGCTGCATTGGATATAGCATCAGCAACGTCATCTGTATGGAAAATCGTTGTCGCCGCCCATTCCGTTGCGGAAGCGTCAAGATTTTTCATAACACCAGACAGCTCTGATGTATTGCGCCCGTAGGTCGTGGACAAAGCGACCTCGGCATCTTTCATACTCTTCTCGTAATTCCGATAGACATCGACTGATTCTTTGCCGAAATCGATCAGCTTGTCGCTCATGGAGCTTGCAAGGGATCCGAGCTCCGTCAGCGTAGCACCAACCTTCGAAAAGCCATTACCAAGCTCGGCATTTATTAGAATTGTTGTTTGAAGAGTCTGTGCCATAGCCACTCCTTACATGCCGCAGATAATACGACCTGTCCCGTCATTGAAAATGAAGTAATACACCCTGTCGCCTGCCTTGTAGCTCTCTGTACCGACAGGCTTAATCGGACGGGTGATAATGCCGTTTCGGTCCAAGGATGAGATAATGTACCCATCCTGATGCACCTGAGATACCTCGCCACGTTCTACAATTCCGCCAAATATCTCCATTTCAGTTACCTGCATCGTCTGAGCGTTGTCTTTGTCGTTTCATTCACCAGATCGTGTTCCACATCGTCGACAAGCCACGCGCCATCTGCGTCTGTTCCGCCCGAAAAATCGACTCTCGACAATGCCGTAAGACCTGGATTATAGTCGTTGTCCATTTTGATACATTCGCACTGCCTGTTTAATGACAGCAATTTTCCTCGCGCCCATCTGCCGGCTTGAATACTGTTCATAACCGGTAGGCTGTTTATCGTGAGGCTCGCATGAGCCAACGGAACTGAAGCATCTTCAGCTGTCGCTGAAGCATACGGCGTACGGACAGTCAGACTGCGATATGCTGATCCATTCCGGATGTACTGGAATCCTCTCTGCTTCGCCGTAATCTCCGCCTGCTGATTTGAAACACGGTTTTGCGCGTATTCAATACCGATGGCTGCATACTTCCCGTTTACGCACTTTAACGTCGCTCCCTCCAACTCAAGAAGCCGCTGAAGGAATGCCGCACAGCTTTCGTTATCCTGTTCGAAATACGGGATATTCGTCCCTCCGTCTATTCCATAAAGACCATAATTCATACCTGAGACATTCGCGCATATGCGCATAATCTCCTCGATCGTCTTATCCGAATAGCTGCGATACTCTTTCTTTCTGGCGGCACACGGAAGGGATGCTGCAACGATCTGGTACTTGCCGTCCGATGGGATCACTCGGTTCACATACATCACACCGCTGTCATACCCTTTATGCGACACTGATATCCGGTCGTCCTCTTCTGGTTTCCAACGATACCAGCTGGCAGCATTTTTAAATTCAATCTCCAAGCTGTCACTCCGACCGACTGTATCATGGACAATGCACGAAGTAATTTCCACTGAATCCGTGATATCAGTCCCCTGGTAAAATACCTGCATATGTCATTCCTCCCGTTTTTCAAGCACTCTTCCGATCGTGTTGTACAGGAGATGGAACTGTCGCACCGTCATATTCAAAAAGTCCGGTATCGAGGTATGTGTAACCATTCCAGCGGTCACGACTTTTTCGAGATACGAAGTTGCCCCGCCCGCGCCGAGGCTGAGAAAAAAAACGTTGCAAGCTGAATAGCAACCACCGCATCAGTCATCCCGATCCGCTCAATAATATCAGTCGTATCAACGCGGGGCGTTTGCTTCGATGCAGCCCTTGCAAAAAGTGCCAGCGCCTGTCTGTCTGTGATACGGAAAACCTGCTGCGCATTGGAATCAGAATCCATAGCCGCGGCATATTCCATGCCGGTCAATACAGTGAAGTCATACGTAAGTTCCGTAATTTCTTCATCGCCTGCCTTAATTGGAGTCTCAAGCGTGAGCTTTCCTTTACCCTCTTGGATTGCTTCATTCGCAATCTTCTGCTTGGCGTTACGTTCTTCGAGCTGCTTTTTCAGGGCTTCCATATACTCCTCAGCGCGTTTCTTGCGCTCCTCCGGAGTAATGTTCTCTGCTTCTGCTGCAGCGTTTGTCTTTTTCTCATCCATGTGATTTCTCCCTTCCTGTCAAAAATGCGGAGGTGGCTTTTGCCCCTCCGCTCATGATCATTTCAGCAGGTTCTGCACATTATCCGTATAGGACTTCCCATTGTACTTGATGACACCTGCGGTCGAGTCGATAATCGTCACGACATTCCCATCAATCTCTTCCTCGTAGCGGAGCAGAGAATAATGTTCGGTGGAACCATACGGAGAACCGGTTTCGATATCGCCCTTCTCTGTCTGTACATGCGCTCCTACAAGACGGTATTTCACGCTCTCATAGCCCACAACACCCTGAGTGGTATCGTACTTCTGCCGCGCAACCCGGAATTCCTGCGTGTGTTTCTCCGGTGAAGAAAGCAGGTTGCAGTTCACACCATTGTTGTGTGTGATGGTGTACTCAGACGCTTCAAAGTGCGTCATGTCCGGCATGTCGATGTCCATCACAACACCCGCAACGTTCGTGATCTGGACTGTCTTATGCTTAATTGTCGGAAGACCTACTTTCGTAACATCCTCGATAACGGTGTTCGAATCGAGAAGCCGGTGGTCGACCACATTGCAATATACTTTTTTAGGCATCTGCTAACCCTCCTTATGCTGTCTCGTAATACGTCTTGAACCCGTCATCAGTCCATGTGACAACTGCTGTCAGAGACTTCGCAAGCGGCGTTGTCGTTACGCTGAATGCAAACTTCCAATCACCGATAATATCGCTATTCGCATCTGCACTCGCATTCAGCACAACATTGCCATATGTGAGTGCTCCGATTGAAACAAGAGCATCGAGTCTGGTCTGCTCCTCAGAAGCGATCTGCTTGATATCGTTCGGGGAAAGCGGCTGATCAACATACAGCGCTCTTCTGCGCTGGAAGTCGTTGCTGATGTAATAGAGCATCATCAGATTTGTCGCAGCCGTATTGATCTGCGTCGCATTGTCCGGCGTGTAATCTGCAGAGCTTGCGCCCCAGATCGCCCAGCGTCCGCCGACATATGCTGCGGAAGTAATGCCATACTTATTCAGCTTCTCATTGATGATATGATCATCAATGACACGGCCAACAGAATCCTCTCCGAAGTACAGATTCGAGATCAGTCCGCAATCGGTATTACTCTCGGTGTAATACGGGATGCCATCATGCGCGATAAGCAGGCTCAGGAAGTTCGCCGCAGCCAGGCTGGAAAGATGGTATTTGTTCCCATCTGTGCCGCTGACAAGCGGGTAATAAACACGCTCATTCTCTTTGTTGTATCCGTTTGCGGCCTTGAAGGTTGCAGCCGTATCAAGTGTAACGGCAGTCCCCTTGCTGTCCACAATCGGAAGATCCGCGAGAACGAACGCATCCCAGTGACTGTTGATCTTAGAGCTGTTCTGGCACATTGCCGCATGTACAGCCGGATGAGATGAGAAGCCCGGAGCAACGATAAAGGACGGGATATATCCGGTCTTCTGCTCGACATTTCTGATCGCGTACATGCCGGTATTCAGGCCAAGGTTATCAGTCGTTCCGATGACATCCACATCTGTTACAGCCGACGGATCAGCCGCATTGTAAGTGATTGTCAAAGCGGAAGTACCAAGAGCACCGGTGGTTGTCTCGCTGATAGTGACGGTATTTTTGCTAAAATTGGTGGATACGGTATAATCTGTCTTCGTAACGCTCGCAGCCTTAACCGTGATCGTATCGGTAATGATTTTGTCGGCGTCAGTAAGAACGACCGCACCATTCTCGGGCGTCTTAGTAACACTTGTCACATCAGAAGCTTTGTGTTTTGCCGGGTCAAAAACATTGATGAATACAGCCGGTCCGACTCCCATTTTCTTAAAGAAAACGTGGATCAGCTCACAAAGCGTATAGCTTCCCCAGTCATCGGAATAACCAAAAAGTTTCATTGCCTCTGCTTCATTGTTGACAACGATCGGCACGTTGACATTTTTCGCACCGCCCGCAACCATATGCACAGGCGCGGTCCCGACACAAACAATGGCGTTCTGGCTCTTCTCGACTACGCGAGTGCCGACGACATTGATCTCGCCGTATGCGCCGTGTTTGAATTCTGCCATAATCTAATCCTCCTTATTGCAGAAATGAATCGACAGATGGAGCTCTTCCACGGTCGGCATAACCGTTGAATGTGACGCTCACAAACCCATAGAAAAGTGGCCGCCTGTCTACAACATAGTTTTGATCCGAATACAAACTTGTTACGACAGTCTCTTTGTCAACCATAAGATCAGTATTCGGTATTTCCTCGTCTCTCAGAAGAGCTTCCTTGCAATCGTCCATCCAGTCGAGCAAGGTGAACAAGCCCTCTTCCGTGCCTTCTTTGATGAGTGACATATCCAACTGTTCACCGTTTTCTCCCGCACTGTCAATAAATCCAGGGAGCTGGATGCCAGGCTCATAGACAATAAATAAAATATCTACTGAAAGATGCGAACCCATAAGAGACGGACGATGCACGTTGTTGTAACGGTCGAATCGTTTTTCTTCCATGTACTCCGCATATGCAGGTCTTGGCATAACAATGATCCCAGGCGCTACGCTTATCGAATCATCGGTATAGAACCCCGTCGCGTCTTTTCTGGAAGGTGCCCACGCAAGATAGCATTGTGGCTTCTGCTGTCTGCGATCAGTAATACTGCCGTCCGGCGGTGGGGCTTTCATCATCCGACCATCACACAGGTTTTTCTCAATCCATGCTTTCAGGCCTTTCAATCTTTCAACAGTCCTCATGTCAGAACTCCCTCGCGTCTCTCGCAATCAGCCAGATATCAAGAAGGCCCATGTTGTTCAATACTTCAAGAACAAACATGGGCTTCTTGTCAAATACAATCTGTGTATTTGGCTCTGGCTCTTTCCCACCAGGGAAACCTTTTAATGGAGTATGGACCAACTTCTGTCTGGCGTTGTTATCCCAGGAAATATCGTTAACGTTGTTATTCTTACGTTTCAACGATTCTTCCTCATCAACCACACAAACAATCTTCTGTCCATTCCAGAAATGGGTGGTCGCGAATTGATCCTCTCTCATGAAGGTGCGGGATATGTCCTTTTCGATTCGATCTTTCAGGGACATCCAATCACCTCTTCTGAGTCTTGTCCGCCTTCGGGCTCGGCTCGCTATGCGGCACAGCCTTGCCCTGTTCGATCATCCGAATCGCATAACTCTCGTTGTATGCGCGGATCTCACCGTTAGCTACCAGCTTTACAGTAAGCATCTTCAGCCCTCCTTCCCTTTATTCTGACGCCTTGACTTCTTCGCTGCTGTTGGAAGCTCGATCTCGATTTCCTGATCATCTGTATCAGAGTCAGATGCACCGGGCATTTCATTAACCGCATCAGTCTCTTTATCGGAATCATCCGGGACTTCTATCACTGCGCCAGTTGAGAGCAGCCAGTCAAGCTGCTCTTTCGGAAGCTTGCCGGGGATGAATTCTCCCCGGACAATAAGCTTTCCTTCAATGCTGAGATAATGAGCAGCAACATACTGCATACTGCCACCTCCCTTATCAGATAACCTTCGCGACGCACCATCCACCAACGTTCTTCGGAACAATTGTCGGGCAGCTGGTCAGGCGGTTCTTGATCGCATTGCTTGCGATGGAGCCATAGCGGAGCGGGACCTCTTTCTTGATGTAGGTCATGTGCTGCGCATTGGATCCTTCAGACTCTACCTGCGTAACCGGACCGTGATAGATATTCAGGATATTGTCGCTTCCTGCAATCAGAGTACCGTCCGGGATCAGCTTCTCCGCTTTCTGATTATCGTCAATGAAAGTTCCGGAAAGGCTGTACATCTCCACACCATCGGAGTTGTACCCGATGAACCGGAGCCCGCTTCCACGATACTTGGTGTTGATCTTTCCCATGTCAGCATTACGAAGATCGTACTGCTTGATGAAGTCAGAATTCTTCAGCATTGCGCTTGCCACATCCGGAGACATGACGATCTTTGAGACCTCACCCATTCCGTCATACACAAGATCAAAAATCTTATGCATATCACCATCAATGTCAGCTCCTGTCTCGTTCCACTTCTTTGCCGGAGTGAAGTTGTTTTCGAAACCATAGTCTGCGATCTTGGACTCCTTGATTCCTCTGCCTTCATTCGTGTACTCAAACACGGAAAGCTTTCCGGTAAGAAGGACCTGTCTCACCATCCATTCACGTCTTCTCTGGATAGCTTTGCGCATCTCCATGAGGTCTGCCGCAAGCATCTTCTTCTCACGCTGCTGCGGGGTCATTCCGCCGATGATCCGCTCTCCGAAAGATCTGTTCTTGAGATTGGAATCCTCAATGATTCTCTCCGGAGCGATACAGCAGAAACCGATCTCTCTGGTCTCAAATCCGTCTCTGTCCATTAGAACACCACCTGCACCAGGATGAACCATCGGTGCCATTCTGCGACTGCCCTTGCGGTAATCGTAGATAGCCTTATCATCCTCGACAGTCCCGGCGTCATGGCCAAAGAAATCGTACAGTACGCTATATTCAGGCGGCATCAGCTCAATTGCTGCAAGCTGTGCTCTGGTAGAATAGATATCCATATGCTTTACTCTCCTTTCACTTATCAGGTGCCAGATACTGTGTTCTGGAAGGTATCGGCAGACTCCTTTTTCGAGAACACAATGTTCTGTCCGCGAAGAACTGCCTTAAGTGCGTCAGTAAGCACCGCGCCATTCGCAAGCTTCACAGCTCCGTCAACGAAGATACCTGCGCGGTATGCCGCCGCATCTTCTGCAACTGCCGTCACGCCTGATCCCGGAGCTGCGCCGGTGTCAACAGTCTCCTTCAGCACAACAAGCTGGGTGTCAGCTTTGACATTCGCTGCCGCTGCCGGAGAATAAAGCCCGGTCGTCTCGCGGAAGAGAACGGTTCCAGCCGTTACAACACCATTCCCCGGCTTGCACGGAACAGTGATCAGGTCCGCACCCTGTGGATCAGCCAGGAGATTTGCATAAGTCTGCTGTCCGATAGTCTCATACAGTTCACTCATTTTCTACTCCTCTCTCAAAACATTCCTTCGGAATCGTTCTCCGCATACTCTTTTGTGTATACGGCCATCTCTTTTGCGAAGTCATCAATTTCCTGCTCAGGTGCCTTATCTTCCGGTGCTCCGCCTGTTACATCTGCCGCCGGTGCGGTCTCATCTTTTCTCTGGTTGAGAAATTCAGAGCCCTTTTCCTTCATGGCTTTCACAAGCTGTTTCTGGAAGTCAGCCGCAGAGGTTCCGTCAGCCTTCGCCTTTTCCGCCATCTCCTCATAGCCTGGGAGCGTCAGGGCATCGATATCTGACAGGCGATCACGCTCTGCTGTGATTGCTGCCTGCTGAATACTCGCAAGCAGTGCCGGATTTGCATCCTTGAGCTGTTCAACCGTTGTGTTTTCGTTGAGTTCCATTTTTGTGTCCTCCTCCTTTGTTGGATTTTCAGTCGGTTCTCCGGCATTCGAAGCCCCGTTACTGACATCAATTATTGTTGTCCCGATATCTTCCGGGACATGCGTGTAAATGGATTTCATCAGCTGCATATCATTGTCTGATACACACGCAACAGCCTTCTTGTCACTTGACAGAAGCTTGTCGCAAAAGCCATTGTCTACTGCTTCTTTAGCAGTAAACCAGGTTTCAGCATCCATCCAGCTCTTGATCTGTTCTTCTGTCTTTCCGGTTTTCGCCGCGTACATCGCATGGAACTGCTGCTCCATCTTGCGCAAGTGCTCTGCATCATGCTCTAACTGTGCAGCATTTCCCCATGTAAACAATGACGGATTATGAATCATGAATTCGCTGCCGTCTGCAATAGTTACAGTTGCATCTGGAATTGTCGCGAACAGAGTAGCTGCGCTTGCGCACAAGCCCTCGATCAGAACGCTGACATTATCGAATTTAGAGTTTATAACCATGCTTCGCATAGCAACCGCGCCATACACCTCACCGCCGGGCGAATTGATATGGATGCACAGATTCTTTGCTCCGTCCTGCTTTGCCTGCTTAAGAGCCTTATCGAAGTTGTCACTACAAGACTCCCGATCGTCGTCGCGATACCATTTTTCACTGGATATCGTGCTGTAGATATTTACGTCTGCGGTCTCGCCGTCAACTGCGAGATCGTACATCAGACGATACCGCTCACTCATTCCTCTTCCCTCCCCATCTGCTGAGTCTCCTTGATTTCCTTCTTGCGCTGCTTGATGTTCTCGTCCCAGTTGTTGCCGTTGTACTCGCTGGCTTCCTGTTCCTGAGTCGTAATGTTGTTGGCGATGCGTCTTTCGGCTGCATTCGCTTCCTTCAGCGGATCAACGTGACCCATACTTGCGCCCATCCAAAGGCATCCGCACCATGCTTGTCTGATTGCCGGATCATCAAAAAATCCGGGCGCGTTGATACGTCCGGATGCGACGGCTTCGGAAAGCCATTGCTCATATATAGGCTGATTAAAACTTGCATTAAACTTCGTACGGTAAACTCTTACCGTTCGCCAGAAATCAAGAAGCGCCGCTCTCGCTGCAGTGTAATTGCTCTCATACTTCTTTGTGAGCACTTCCTTCGGGATTCCCATGCTGGAAGCAAGGATCGTGATGGATGTATTCACAAAGGACTCAAACTGCGTATTGCTTCGAAGCGGATTGACTGTCTCGATCTTCTTGCCTTTCGGCAGGTTGTAAACCGCTCCGGGTGCCAATTCAAGGTGAATATCATCATCTGTCACCTTGTCTTCTTCGTCTACAGCATCCTCAAGCCCGAATTTCCCGTCATCACTGTCGCTGACAATAAAAGCTGTCAACATGGATGAGACGACATTTGCCGCGAGTTCAGAGTTCATATACCGCGTAAATTGCTTGACACCCTCGATCTCTGCGGAAACAAACGGTATACCGCGACGCTGCTCTGGTCGCTCGAATGTCATAACATGCAGGATATTGGGATATCCTGTGTCCTTCCCGAATGCATCGATCGGTGTCCAGAACAACTCACTATTATTAGCTCGTGCCAACGGGCTTCTGCTGGCGATGTAGTAGCGGATGACTTCTCCATCTTTGTCGATCTCCACACCGTCAATGATGCGTCCCCCGGAATCTGTTTCGCGGCTCTCACTATCTCCGGAAGTTTCCGGAGTGCTGATCCGGTCAGCTTCCAAAAGACGGATCGTTGTTTGATACGGCGTTCTCTTGTTCTCTTTCATCCCGAACAATGCGAACACATCGCCTGACATCAGCATCGACAAAAAAGCCAAGCTCTGAAGTCCGTAGAAGTTCTGCTGACGCTCTGCGTCACACATCGTGTTTTCCGCCCATAGACGGAATTCCCGCAGGATTGTTCTCTCGGTTTCTTCCCGGGCATCATCACTCATACCAAGGAATTCACCATCGAGCTTTGGTTTAGGCTGAATCCCCCAACCGACAACGGACGTTGTAAGCGTCTGAGGTCCGCTTCTGGCAAGTCCTCCGCCTGCATACAAGTCTCTTGCCCTTTGTCTGAGCGTTGAGGAATACAGGTCGATATTGTCTTCGGAGTCGCCTCCGTCTATCACCCACCCGATCAAGCTTGAAAGCGTCTGGCTTGCGCCATGGCTTCCATAGCTCATCTTCGGTGTTTTGGTTCTGTCTGGGGCCGCTTCAGGAAGCTCCTTTGACATCCTGCGGATGTAAGCATCTGTGCCTCTCCTCGGAGAAAGCAGATACAACATCCGTTCTCTAATTGTTGGTTCTCTGCTCATTCAGCTTTCTCCTTTAAAGATCACGTGGGACGATCCGCGCTACACGCTTCGTCCGAACACTGCCGGACAGTGATTCAACAACGTTTGAAAAAAATTCAATCTGTTTCATCAGGTCATCAAGATCAAGCGCCGTGTATTCGCGTGTGCCGATCTTGTAACTTTTGGCTTGCCCGGTTATCAGCTCCATATGAGCTTCTTTGACAAGCCCAAGCATTTTCTGTGCTTCAGCAAGCGTATACGCGACTCTTACTGCCATATCCCATTCCTCCGTTTAAATCCTGATTCCCTGACTTATCACATAGCGCTGTTTCCGCTTCTTATCGGCTTCCTGTGTAATAATCTTTTCTTCTTCTTCGCCCTTCAGCGCTCGTTCAATCCGGTTGAAAGGCCAGTGGAAATATCGGTATGCAGCCCTAGCATAGTTTCTGCAGTCGAGTGGTTCATTCCGCTCGTAGAACTTTTCCCAGGTAACAACACTCTGGCCGTTTCTTCGCTTAATAATCATCCGCTCAGAGATAAGACCCTTGAAATATTCGCGGTCATATCCAGCTCTGTAGTCAATCGGGAAATGCATGTATGACGGGCCAGGCTCCTTCACGCCTGCTTCGTACATGATCCCGCCTTTGCCGTCATCAACACCGATCATGAATTTGACCGTATCACCTGACCGCTTCATCGGATGGCAATACTCTTTTCCTTCGCCGGGTTCACCCTTGATTGCCCATACACGCTTTGTCTGCCGCCTTGCACATTCTCGGTAAACATCCTGAGTGAAATGTCCGCCGGAATCTACAAACGTTGCAAGGATTTTCATCTGCATCCCGTTTTTAAGCTGCCACTCGCGATCAATGAGCTGATCGATTTCCTCCCAGACGCCCGGAGCATCTGCCCTTCCCGGAATGATCCCCCGGCTGATACCCCAGCTCTGGCCTTCTCTGTCCCATCCGACGACCTCATACTCAAGACGATTATCCTGCGTATCAACTCCCATGGTAAGGACAAGAACGCCTGTCGGGACCTCTGCATCGTAATGTTCTCTGCGCTTATACAGTTCATATTCAAGCCCGTTCTTGATATGCACTTCCCATGTCTCACCGAGAACAGTGTTGTGAAAAACCTTCAGCTTGTCCGGGTCTTTCTTCGCTTTCAAGAATTTCCAGACGATGTCTTTCCATGAGGACCATGGAGACATAAAAGCATTCAGCCGAAATGACCGGATCCCATTATCAAGCGCTCCGGGATTGTTGCTCACCCATTTTGCGGGGAGCCGTTTTGCTTCGTGTTCCGGAATCACTCGCTTGCACACCGGGCATTCCCAACCAACACTTAATACCTTGTAATCTTCCTCGCCTTGTTCGTTCTTGACTGGCTCCTTCTCGAACTTAATATTCTCGAACTTGATAAAGCTGAACGTGTGGCAATGCGGGCATTCCGTGCGCCATTCTTCCTGCGTGCCATTCATGTAATCCGTCTCAATTTTCGAATGCCCTTTGATTGTCGGCGTGGAAGTTTTGACGATCTTCCGATTGTGCCGGAATGTCTCAGTTCTTCGCTCTGCCAATTCCTGCGGGTCACCTTCAGTTCCTGCGGATGGTGGGAAGCGGTCTGTCTCGTCCATGAAGATGTACCGCACGGGCTTACTTGAAAGGTCTGCCGGACTGTTCGCTCCGATAATGGCAAGTGATCCTCCGGGGAATGTCTTCATGGTGATCGTGTTTGTGGTATCCCTTGACCGTTGCTTGTATACTTTCCGCCTGAGTCTTGGACAGGCATCAATCATCGGCTGAATACGCCGTTTGGAATAATCATCTGCTACGTTATCCGTTGGTTGAATATACAGCATCGGGCCAGGGTCATTGTCAATTGCGCATCCCATCATGTTCAGCTCGATCTCAGATTTACCAACCTGAGCAGACGCCATAATGACAATCTGCCAGATTCCAGGCTGAGTAAAGCTGTCCATGATCTCACGTTGATAGGGTGCTCTGTCTGTTCTCCACCGTCCAGGTTCAGCACTGGATTCTGACACAAGCACTCTGTTCTTGTCAGCCCATTCAGACACTGTTTGTTTGGCTGGTGGTTTGAACATTGAGTATGTATACCGTTCCAGCTCGGATATTGCATTCATTCGTCTTCATCTGTCTCCTCATCCTGTTGTACTGCTGCATCTTCCGGAAGTGGTGTCTCTGATAATGCTTCAAGGACTGTCCTGATCTCTCTGTCGATAATGTCGGCAATTACGTCTGTGTTATCCATCATGGTCAGCATTGGTGCGAGCTTACTAGGAAGATGAATAAGATTCTGCATGACGGTGTTCGCAATCTCTCCCCAAAGCCGTTTAACTTCGCCCACATCAACAAGCTGACCTTTTAGCTTTTCGACTTCGATCTCTGTTTTCTCGGCCTTCGCTTTTTCATGCCGGGCCTTGATCGTGTCAATGTCTGCATCATCACTAGCCTCCCGCGATATGTTGTACGCAACCCATTTCTGCACAAAAATAGCGAGGTCGTATTTCCCGTCCTCGCTTTTCACAAACAGCTTTCTGCCTTCCGGCAGATCTCTGTCGATGTTATACAATTGTCTGTAAGAGTAGCCTGCAACTGTCGCAAGCTCCTTTTTTGTCATCGGGTATCCCATAATCACACATTCCCGAGAAGCTGGTTAAATTCATGCTCTAATCGCTGATACATGTAATCCTTGATGTCCTTCTGCACATCAGCCTCGCTTCGGTTCGTCGGCATCTGCGGAAGCGCAATGGATACCATCTTCTCGATTGGAAGACGCTTTTTTGAACGTCTCGTCCATGTAAGTGGCATGATACTCGAGCCGAGATTTCGGAATGGTGCATTGCCCCCTGTATGCCCGACACGTTGCGGCAGTGTGCTTACGCCAGACTTTACGATTTTGGCCTTGACGCGATATTTCCGTTTTAAGCTCTTCCAGCCATGCGCTCCCCCGCTGGCAGAAACTCCTTTTCCGCCAATGTCACGCCGTCTGCCAACAACAGGAATCGAACAACTCAAATCCGAAACAGTTCCCTTCTTAACCGCCGTATTGATTTCTCCAGGCGTAACGTAGTACTTTTTCGGCAGATCCTGTCTCAGAATCATCCTGACATGCCCAGGCACACGTCTGTATACACGACGCATGGCACGATGTACTTGCTCATCGCTCAAATTTCTTCGCAGCGCTTCCGCTTTTTTCATCACATCTGTCGCGTCGATATAAAGATATATCGGGCCTTTATCCGCCATGAGCTACGCCTCCTTCGTTAGCATGGCGGGGCGCTTGCCCCGCCGGGTGAATTTGTATAGCGGCCTGCACTCTTCCGCTTGGCAGCACTGCCGCCACACAAAAAGGGAATGCCATATAGCATTCCCTTCTGTTTATCGCTTATGCCTCTTTTGCAAACCCGGGCTTATCTTTCAATGTCTCCTGAAGAACTCCGGATACATTCAGGTTTGCTTCATCTGCCGCTCAAACCATTCCAGAAGTGTTATATTCCGTCTCACCATCTGAATGTCAAGCTTCCTGCGGTATGCATTAAAGTCAATATCAACAAGTGTCAGGATTCCTCCTCCAACATCAGCAAACGTTCCGGAAGCTATATCGATATCCTCCAGCGCCGAAGGCTTCGGAACTTCCTGCTTTTTGTCCTGCAATGTGACACATGCCAAGCCTATTGCGTTCCTCGCCATATAAATAGCATCCGCTATGCTTTTGCCTTCTGTGAGTATTCCCAGATCAGGAACCTCGACAAGCACAATGTCTTTATCACGTGTAAGTATTGTCGGATATGCTGCTTTCATGTTCTTTTCCCCCATCTTGTTGTTTGTGTGAAAAGAGATTTGGTATCATTTTTGTTTTCCCATCCTTGCTGTAGATATCGTGATCCGTCCCAATGGTAAGTAACTAACAAGCGGCAGGCTTTGAGGCCATCCCTCATACAGGATCGCTCAAATCGCTCAAAGTCTACCGCTAACACAGGATGGGAAAATGGTCAATCGCTTTCGTCCTTGACCAACTTTCACGCTACTATCATAGCACGAACCTCGTTATCATTTGTTATCATCTTTTCGAGATGTTTGATGCCCGAATCATATATCCGGACTGTCTGCGGCAATGAGTAGTTGATCATCGCTGCTACGTTCCGCATCGCCGGGCGCTTCACGGAAAGAAAATAGCTGTCAAGGACCTGCCGTTCGCGACTGTCCTCTAGCATCCAGATCAGCTTCTGTGCATTCCGCCGTTTTGCCGCGAGTGTTTCCATCTTGTTCTCAAGCGATGTGACATAGCCTGCGATTTCCGCCATGCGGTCAGTTATTGTGTCTGTCGGCGATACCTGCACCTTGTCCGTATCATACCGTACCGCGCCTGGAAGCAATGACATTCGCATCTCGTAGATACGTTCGTTCAGCTCCTCAATCTCCTTCTGTTCGTCCCGGACTGAATACAAGTATTGCTTAATAGTCATAGCGCCCTCCACATATCTTTGCTGCTCGGCAGCCGCTGGCCACAATGCCGGCAGAACACGTCGGTAAGCAATACGTCCGCATCACACACAGGGCATTTGAATGTCCGTCTCCCTGGATACTCGCGCTGTTTCTCGACTGCGTTTACTGCGTCCATGATTGCGGTCTTCCGGATGACCGACGATTCCTCGCCTGCCATCTGCAGCCAGTCTTTAGTCAGATCGTCATCTACCATTGCCTTGTATTCACGCATACTGTCTGTGTCATCCAGGTGCTCCATCAGCGCCTTGCCAAGATCAGACACGCTTGAAATGCAAAACAGCTTCAAAGTCCTTGTGGTAAGCTCTTTAAGCTCCATGCTTCCTCTCCTTCTCCTCCATCAGCAGATAAGCAGGATCGATGCTGTTTTCCCACATGAAATTCTTCAACCAGTCCTGAAGCCAACCGCCGCCGTGCGGCTCATGTTCGTTCGGCAACGCGTCTGACAGACCTTCCAACATGGCATTGACTATGGACCAATCAAAATCCGATCGCTCCGGCTGTAACAGCTTCTTCCGGTCGTCCAAGTCGGTGAACTTATCCTGACACTCAATTACGTAAAGTGCCCTGTGTAAGCCTTCCGCATATCCTCTCCCGTATTCATCCCTGAGAATCGGTGGCGTGTATTCAATAATTTTCTTGTAAATCGCATTGTGCAGCTTGTCGTAATCAATGAATCTCATGCCGCGTCCTCCTCAGTCGTATGTGATCCCAAGCTCTTCGAGCGTGTATGCTTTATTGGGCATCATGCCTTTATACA